AGATGATCCATTAATTGTAACCATGTATGGAATATATGCAGTTGATCCCTGTTCAAGAATTATTACAACATCTACAGTCTCATCTTGTAATAAAGATAGGTTGTTTAGTTTTGCTATAAAGTTATCTTGAATATCAGAGTGCTTAAAGGTATAAGAAAGTGAGCAATCGTGTGCAACATTACCTAGGGAATTATTAATGGCTCCAAACTTTTTAACTTCTCTATCTGTCCATCTAGTATTGTAATCAGTTCCGTCTTGTTTTGATAAAATCTTATTTGCATTGCCACCTGGTGGGACGCCTGGACCTGTCTCTCCTCTAGCACCAACAATTGCTGGTACCCACTGATTAGTTGACTCATCAAAATACTTTAATTGGCTCATAAATATAACTCCTTAGATTATTATACACCATATGATTTAACTTGTTATGTAAGTCCCAGCAATGTGAAAGTTGTCTTCAGCATTTAATGTTATTGGACTATTATGATCAAACAACTCATCTTGCCCAGCAGAGTTAGTAAATGTTAAGAACAATCTTTCTGTATTTGCAGCGACATGGCCACCAATAGCATATTGTTTGCTTGTTGATATGTCATGTAGACATCCCTCTTTAAACTGATACCCATACTTTGCTGCAAATGGTAGATCTACATAGAACTGTCCAGTACCAAAGTCAGATATGTTATCCATGTCTACCTGTATTTGGAAGTGTATTAATTGACCTGTTTTAATATAACTACCGCTAAATAATGGGGCACCGTTAAATGTTGGCTGTGCTGCAGTGGTTCCACCATTTACTGTAAACAATGTTTCTGCTGGAGCATCTCCTCCTGGAATATAAGCAGTTGTCTGAATTGTTTGATCGGGGAATTCAATTCCAAATCCTTGTGATGCTGCAATCTTAATTCCATTATATGCACTAAGAGTAATATCTCCTGGCACCGCTAGATTTGTAATCATTGGCTCTTCTGGGGGAAGAACAAGAACTGGAGCATCATTAATAGCATCAAATTTCCAAGTGTAATTACCATTGTCTCTAGTAAATGTATAATATGCAAGAGAAACAAAGTTTAGAAGTTCTCCATTGCTTCCTGTTGCCATGTATGCAGTGTTTCCGTTTGGTTCATCTCTAGATACACTAGTGATAATATATTTAATGCCATCCTGAACTGTAAAGTCACCAATATCTGGTTCTGACATAGATGAGTTTGTAATATATGTAGTTCCATCATTAGGGTTTACATTTTGCCATGACCAGTTGTAGTCTTCTTTCTTTGTCTGAACCCACACATCTCCAGTTGGATCAGATACATGTACCCCTGCTCTTTCGCCACCAAGAATAAGTTCTGCGTTGGAGTAATCTTGAACACCACCAGCACGAATATGAATGTGGTTTGGAGCGGTAGGATCAATTATTAAATATTGATCTGACTGCAAAAGACTATCTGGAACTATTTTTATAGTATCATTTTGGTACCCATCTCCAGATGAGTCTTCAGGGTTTTCTATATAACCGTTACCTGGAAGTTGTAGCCTTCCTTCCGAATCCATTGTCCATGAATGATCGGCATTATCCCATGATGAAATAAAACGAATATCATCCTTTGCATGAAGATTTAGGTCATCTCCAGATGCTCTAAGAGTTGCATCATCAGCAGAAATAATATTAATATCTCTACCCTCTGTGGTTGTCATATTTATATTCATTCTATTTGCAAAAATATCAATAGAGCCATCGTCATAATCAAGACTTATTTGAGACGTAATTTGATATATAAATACAATTTCTGTTATTGTTGTTGTATTCTCTGTTGGTGTAGCAACAGCCAACTGAACATTTGTTGGAGTCCAACTTAAACCAGTGACATTTATTGGCTGCCCCCCATTGATAGAAACACGTTGTACACCTGCTGAGTCAGTTATTGAATTTAAGAAGTTAATAATATCTGGAGTGTCTACAATATCAACTATTTCATTGCTCCAAGTAGCAGAAGACCACTGATTGTTAAAATATTCACTCCGCAGATCATTTGCTCTTAGTCTTATAGAAGGATCGTTTGGATTAAGAATTAAGTCTCCTGCTGATGTTCCGTCATATCTTCTAGATTCTAAACGTAGTGATTGCGAGTTGTTAACATTAGCGGTTGCTGCAGTAAACTGGAAGTCTCCAAGATTTGCGGTTTCACTATCATTGTTGGAGAATATATTCCACTCTGCAGTATTGCCAACTGGATCTGCTAAACCACCATTTGCTTTTGCAATGTATAAGTTATTATCGCTTCCTCTTACAACTGCAATGTCTTTAGTGTATCCATTACCTGAAACATAGTTTCCTAAGTAAACAACTCCACCAGATGCATCTGTTCCTGGAACACCTTGTGGCCCTTGATCACCTTGTGGTCCTACTGGCCCTTGTGGACCTACAAAAGAGTATGGTGACCAATAAACTCCAATTGCTCCACCAGTTGGTGGTATAGCATCGTTGCTTGCAGTACAAATAAAATAGTTTCCATTGTATTCAATTATTTCGCCAACAACGTATTGATTTGTATATGTTCTTCTGGTGTCATACTTAAATCCAGGAAAACCAATTTCTCCTTGGACTCCAACTCCAGTCAAACCTTCGACTGATGTATCAAGCCAAAGAGTATCTGTATCTGTTGGAGGAGTTGGTGATTCTAAAATTCCCTCTGGACCTATTGGACCTTGCGGTCCTGTCTCACCAGTTAATCCTATAGGGCCTTGTGGTCCTACTGGACCTGTTGCACCTTCTATTGCTAGTGGGAACCAGTAAGAAGATGTTAAAGATGGAACCTCTCCTAAAGGTGGATTACCTGAAGCAAACCAAGAAGATTGGTTATAAAAAACTGCATCATTATTTACATAATCTACATCAAATTTCCAAGATCCTTGCCAGTTAATTCCAGTTGCACCAGTTTGACCTATTGGTCCTTGGATACCCTGATCTCCCTTATCTCCTTTTGGACCCTGTATTCCTTGTGGTCCAGTTGCACCTGTAGCACCACGTTGACCAGTAAGAACCATCTGCCATTCTTCATACTGGACTGATCCCCAAGTGCCTTCGTAGTAGTCAACGTAAATCCTTATTTCGTCTCTTTCAGGAGTGATTACTTGAATGTGACCATCCATAAAAATAGAGGGAATTGGTAAACCATTATTTAATGGAAGAACTCTAACTCTACTACCTTCACTCCATGAAATAGGTAGAGTTTCACCACCAAAGATTTTTAGTCCGTCAGATGTGCTTCCAACCGCAATTGGATATAGCGTAACTGGAGCATAGCCAGGACCTACTGGACCCTGTGGACCTACTGGACCTCCTGATGGACCTATTGGACCTTGTGGCCCTGTTGGTCCTTCTGGACCTACCATTGGAACAATCTTTACAACTACATCTGACATAACTATAACCCTCCTGGAGAAACATCACCTAGGACACATATGTTACCAACAACTGGTGTCCATATTTTATTTTCAGGTGTTCCAGGAATTGTAACTTCTAGATCAAATGGGAGTTCTTTAACAACTGACTTGTATCCAGAACCCCAGTCTTCGGTCATCTCTGGATGTGCCGTTATTGATACCCATCCATCTTCACCCTGAACATCTAATGTGCTCAATGTAGAACCATCTACATCGTATGCCGTTGCTTCATAGGTCCACCCTGTTGTATCCAAATAGGTAACCTCATCTTTTTCATAAAATTCTACTTTTAATGTTGCTGTGTCCCCACGAACAATCTTCCATTGTATGTTTGCTGGCTTGGCGCCGTAAGAATGTGTGCTTGGAGAACAGGAGTGGCAAGACATACTTAGTATTATACCATAAATAATAAAACTAACACTCTAGGGGCAGTGGGGGTGGGATTGAAGCAACCTAGAGTGTTAGCCATTGAATTATAACATTATATTAAGACTATTTATCATTTACGCATAACTTTTTATTTTTAGCCAGGCACACCAAATTGTTACAAGATTGTTACAATACCAAATGTCCGTTTTATACTGTTATGTGTAATTAGCCAGGGTATTGGATGGTGTATACTTAAAATATATAAAGAAAAGAATATACTGTAAAAGTAATATACTTATAAATAGAATATATATTATATATAGTAGTTATTTAGATTTAGCGATATAATCTAACAGAACTTCATACATATGATCAAGTTTTTTATTTGTTTGCTTGCGAAGTTCTTTTGCTTCTTCTTGTTGCTTCTTTATGGATCTAATTTCATCTCTCATTGAAGATCCACCATTTGTTTTTGTTTCTGATCTAATATCATCAACCGCTTCTTTAATCGGTGAAATTTGTTGACCAATATACCACTTGACTGCACCTGCAACCAGTGCTACAATTGAAAGTATTGTGAGTGTTAAACCAGCCCATTCTTGTACTGACATAAACACAATTATAACATATTTTTAAGGGGGTAGATTTAAAAATGCAAAGTGCTATATTAAATACACTAGAGTATTCTAAGCAACTAATAATCTCTCCAGATATTGATGGTTTTATGTCAGCGGAATTATTGAATAGAAGGTTTGGATCAGTAGTTGTTGGAACATACGATAAAAACATTTTAACTCTGGCTGACGACGTAAATCCAAAAGAATGTCTATTTGTGGATTGCGATATGAGTTCGGCGGACTACGTGTCAATCGGAAACCATATGCGACAACTAGAAGATAATATGTCCGACAAATCATTTAATCCAAATCGCCACTTTGGAACGAAGCGATATTTCGAGAAATTCCCATACGCAACGTGCTTTTTGATCTCGGCGACAATAGAGGCTGAACTAACCGACTATGACCTCATACGCATGGCTCACGCCGATTCAACATATAAGAATATGGAGAAGTATGGCGATAATATGCGAAACTGGTCAACAAGGTTAAGGTATTCCGATATTGCTCCGATTATTAATCAAACCTTAGATATGTCTGGTATCCAAACCAAATATCCTAAACAAGGGTTTGTATCTCGTAGGCGCAAGAAGGAAATTTACCTGGAAGAAATGAATGAAGCACTTTATAACGAAAAGTTATCATTTGCGCCAGTGACGAGGGGTATCAAATATATGGCTGGAAAGATGGATAAAAACTTCACTATGCGATATATGTCGGATATAATTTCATATGCTGAGATATACTCAGGAGAGTATTCTGTTACTTATAACCAGGAGATTGAGTGGAACTAAATGGCTGATAGAGAGATGAAGCCTTGGGATTTGATTAATCCTTTTCAGCCACGCAGCCCAGAGGATCTGGTTGCATACCGTCTCGAAATATGCTCTTCATGCGAGTTCTATAGGCCAAATAGAGACCGTTGCGCTAAGTGTGGATGCTTTATGAACCTGAAGACAAAACTAGAGAATGCTAGATGTCCTATTAAGAAATGGTGATATCTTTTTCGTGATCTTTTTCGGATTTGCAAGAACATCCATGACAGCAAATATCTGAAAATATTTTTGAAGCCAGCGATGAGTGTTCAAACTTAAACTCCTCATCCCAAGCACTTTCGCTAGAAATTGACTTATTATCCAATTAGTTTTCCTCCTCTTTTGTCCACGATCCAGCACATATGTGTGTTCCATAAATACCTTTTATTTTTTCATTATGCCAAAATGTTCCAAAATTTTCTGAATCAATAACATTTATTCCAGTTTTATTTTTTAAATAATTATGAAATACATGTGGCCCAAAAGCCATCTTTATTTTTAATTCTTTTGATTTAAATAAGTATGGAGGCTCTAGCCCACCCTGCTTAATAATGTTTTTAGATATTTTTAAAAGATTTAATATGTGTTCATTTTGTGGTGAAGCACCTATGACTGCATTAATGATGTACCAATTGTCTTCTTTACAAACAAATAAATTGCTATTTAAAAAAGAATCAATGTTTTTGTATAGTTCTAAGTCGCTATCTATATATATACCACCGTACCTATACAAAACTTCTAAACGAATTAAGTCTGCCCTAAATGCACCTCTTTTGCAAAGTGGCAAAACATCTTTTATATATTTATACTCATCATCATCATAATGAGTCATGTGTATGTAGTCTGGAGTATATTTTTTAACTGTTTCCCAACAATAGTCCATTAACTCGGTTGTTTCTCTTGGCACTGTTCTGTGTATTATTTTAGGAATCATATATTTATACTATCTCACTAATTGAATGTTTTTCAGACCAAAACTTTTCCATAGATATGTGTTGCTCGACAAACCACTCTGGAAACTCAGTCCTTGCAATTTGGCTAGGAAATAGTTTTTGTTTAAATACAGATATTGATAGTGAATTAAAACCAAAATATAGCGCAAAGTCTGCTACAGGTCCAACTCTTTCTGAAAGATCAGGAAATGCATATAGCCTGATTGGATCTTTGGTATATATGTCTAATACTTTTTTAGCATATTCTCTTGTTATTAAGTATGCACCAGTGCTCTTGTCTTCGCAATCCCAAACCCTCAATCTTGCATGATCTTCTTCTACACGATTTCGAACTAGTTGTAAAATATCATATTCAGGAATAATACCCATTAGTTCTTTCCAGGTGAAGTCCCAATTTTCTATTGCTGATATATCTATATCGTCTTCTACTATTATTATTTGATCTTCCCCGCTTTTATAGAAATCTTCGATTATACGTAAGTGAGACATCATACATCCATATTCGGATGGCTTCATTTTTCTATTTTTAGACCTAATTGCTTTCAAACCAGAAAATCTTTTGTAGTTAGTTATACCGTAATTAGCAAATTGAGATTCCATATGTTTTCTACGCTCTATAGCGCTATCCATGTTTATGTAGACTATCTTTGGTATACCGTCGAGTTTTCCCACAATTAGATTATATCAGTAGTTTGTAAAAATTTAAAATATGTCATCAAGAGATATTCCTTTTTGAAAAATTTTTTTCATGTATTTTACGTTATCAATAAATGCTTTTTTGGGAATCTTTGACTCATCTGTCTGGCTTTCAAACATTTGAAATCCGAATAGGCAAGTAGAGTAAGAGTTAAATCCACCATAAAGCCCTACATCCGATACTGGTCCAACAGTATCTGAATAGTTTAAAAAATAACTCAAGCCATCTTTATCTTTTTCATAAAGTTCTGTTGCTTTTTTTGCATATTCTTTTGTAACCAGATATGCCACTGTTGAAACATCGCCCTTATCCCAAACCTTAAACTTAGCGCCAGTTCTAACTTTATTTCCTCTATCATAGAACTGATCTAAGTATTGATGTCTAACAAGTTGAACAATATCAAAGTTAGGAAGTTTGTCAAAAAACTCTTGCCAAGTAAATGACCACTGATTAATAGTAGTTATATCTAGATCATCTTCTGCAATAATCGCATAGTCATCTTCAGAGTTGGCTATTATTTCTAATACAGATAAATGAGAAACCATACAACCATATTCTGATGGATTTAGTTTTTCGTGTTTTGACCAAACATGTCTCTTTGCTTCAAACCTTTCAAAATTGGTTATTGAGTTTTTCTTAAACATTCCAAGCATATACTGATTACGATCTATTGCTGTGTCCAGGTTAATATAGTATATTTTAGGTAGGCCGTCAAGTTTGATCACATTATATATTTTAGCACGTAGTATATACTTGATATATGAATAAACAATATTTCTTTTTGTCTGGATTTTTTAGATCTGGAAATACAGTCCTATCCTCAATTCTTAATCAAAATCCGAAAGTCTACTCAAGCCCTATTAGCAGTCTTGTCGAACATATGTGGCAATCAAACCTAGTTTTAAAAAATTTTCAAGCGTCTGTGTCAAACCTAGATAACTATGAAAGATCAAAGTCTTTAATTTCCAGCATGATAGATGCTTACTATAAGGATGTCGACAAAGAGGTTATTTTTGATAGAACTAAAGGTTGGATCAATCCCGCAAATATACAAATGCTAAAAGACTATATTTCTCAAACCCCAAAAATAGTTTTTACTACAAGACCTATTCTTGAGATGATGGCTTCATATATAGCAATCTCAAAAGATGGACTTGTTGCAGAAATGAACAATAGTGCTTTTGTTCAAGATATAGAGTTGTCAGTAAATGATAATATTGCTGATTATCTTTTTTCAAATTATAGTAACTTTGGTAGTAATCTTAGATGGGCTCTTGAGTCTATTGACAAACCAGAGAATGATGGAATTATACATATTGTCAAATATGAAGATCTATTATCTTCCCCGCAAGAAACCATGGATAGTGTGTATAACTTCTTAGGAATGGATAGTTTTGATCATGACTTTAATAACATAGTTAGACTTGAAAACTATCGTGAGGATGTTGTAGGACTTCCACAGGATCTTCACAATATAAGAAAATCTCTTGCCAGAGGCGAGGTTGTCGTTAGTGATCATCTAAGCCCAAGAGCCATAAGTAAATATGGTGATGCTAGATACTTCTAGGTCTATTTCTGAAAATCTGAAAAAATTTCATTTTCATAAAAATCTGATTTTTTTTTAATTATGTATGATGTATGAATTTAAAAAAAATAAATAAAATAATTAGTGAGCACACAAGGGATCTCTCCCCTATGCCTCACCTTGTATATATCCATCGATTGAAAGAATATCGCAAGTAACTTTCACTCTCTGGCTCTTGTGTAGTGTTGACTTAAATAATTCTATAAAGTCAAACACTTCTTGTTTAGATTGTAACTCTATATTGCGAGTGTTACCTGCCATAGTTGTTAGTGTAATTCTCATTTATTTATTCTCCTTAGTAATACATAGACATTGGTTAATTGTAATTGTGTTACCCTCTTGGATAACTGTAGCGAGTGTGTCGCAGTTAGTGCATAGATAGATTTGCATTTACTTAATCACCCCTGCTTTCATAAGGGCTACATAACGCTTAGCGATACGCACAGCCATAGGGTTTAGAGTAGCGTTAAATCTACCTTTTGAGAAATCACTAGGATATTTCTCAGCAATACGCTGAGCAACACGAATTGGCAATTCGTATGTAGGGCGAGGCGCATAACCTGCAGCCTCTAGACCAAAGTCCTTAGCAATATCAGAACGAATTTCGTTATAGTAGTTATCTAGTGTAGTCATTGTGTGACCACCTTTCTTTTAATGTGATAGACCTTGTGCCTATCGGTTTCCTTGACCTAGGTTATTTGCTCTTATTTGCTACGCTCACCCTATTTCTAGGTTTATTTGGTAGGCTCAGAGGCTCACTAGGATTTCTTATTTAATTTTATAGTAGTAATACTAGCATAGATACCCTGAAAAGTCAAGGCGACACGCTGTATTTCTGGTGTGATTTAGGTCACTTATTTGCTAGGCTCATTCGAACAAGTGTTCGACTTATTTGCTAGGCGCATTGACCTGCTTCTTTTTTTAACGCTATTTAATTTTGTATAGTAGAATACTAGCATAGAAATATCAAAAAGTCAAGTCCTGGCTCGGCGTGTCGTGTGTGATTTACACCACATCGGCCCGTGACAACACGGGGCTTTCGAACAGATGTTCGTATGACTTACATCACATATGACGTACATCACAATGTCCATAATGTCCGATTTATACCCCTCAAAATGTCAGTGGTCTATGTTAGGATAGTTACTATCAAGATGAGATAAAGGTTATCTCAAAGAAAGGTGGTCTAAAATGACTACATTAACAATTAACAATGTGTGTAAAGAACACACTCCTAATAAGTCTGCTATCTCTATCGTAGAAGATATGCGTTACACATTTTGCGAAGTGTGTGAAAATAATATTGAAAGTTGGTATGACGATACTGACGATGAAAGACTCCCTATGTGGAGAGATTGGAAGGTCTCTAAATAATGAATTCCATATTTGAAAATAGAAACTCTCACGAGAGTTACAATGAAATTCGTACACGCTTAGCAGATAGTATCTGTGATGAGTGTGGGTACGCTTGTTTCGTACATATGAGCAACTGCTCTAAAAATATTAGTAACTTAAAAAGAAAGGTGAATAAATAAATGAATACACTATATTCACTTCCCTCAGTATGTGGGAAAACAATTTCATATGTCGATGCATTCGATATTAACGCTAACCCTAATGGGTCTATCTGTTGCGATAACTGCAACTCAATTCTAATCTGCCGTAAGGCTTGGGACTTTTTATACAAGGAGGTTAAGTAATGATAACTCTTAACTGTCGCACTTGCGATGAACCAATACAATCAATGTGGTTCGATGAAAATGATATTGTTGTGTGCCCTGATTGTTGGGGTGCATAATGAATTACTATGATGACTACTATGAAAATCCAGAGCCAGTATATGCTGGCTGCTATTGCAAAATTAATTTTGTGTGTTCAGAATGTAAAAGTTCTTACGCATAAAAATTAATTGCACTGCATAAAAATGCAGCCCGTGGATCACACGGGGCGCCTGTGATGTAAAACACATTTTATTTACGGCGTGTCGTCTTGACTTTTTAAGATTTATGTGATACTCTAGAGGAGTAAAATTAAATAAGTATCAAAAAGCGTGTGACCAACCTCACATTCAATTTGTCTGATATGTCCGATTTTCGATTTGATATTATCTAGAAAAAATGCTAAACTTACATAGTAAGAAAATGAAAGTCTCTTGAAAGGAGAACTTAATGTCCGCAAATGTCTACTCAATCCAGTCCCTACTAGTGGGAACAAATTACTATTCACGCACCTTGCAAGGTGAAATCGTATCTGCCGAAAAGCACCCTCAAGCAATTTGGTATGATGGTTGCGAAACTTATTTGGTAGAGGTTGCACCAAATAGTGGCTACAACAATTTTGGTCGCAGAACTTATCGCACAGTAGCGGTAAAGGTATCCGACTAAATGTCGGTGCCCTGCACTATAATTAAATAATCAAACAAACAAAAAAGAAAGTAGGAAACTAACTATGTATAAAGTTAAGTTAGAGTCTTTTAATGGCTCAGTCAAAACAATCGCACTACCCTCAAAGGGTGCGGTTGCTCAATTCATCTCACAATACCCAACACAATTACCAGTTGGCGTATCCGTAAAAATCGCTTGCGATACTCTTGGAATTACTGGAACACTACGAGGAAAGGCTTCTCTCTAATGACTCAAACAATTAAATTCGCTACATTCCCTTTTACACATAAGGGAATTAAATTCGTGTCTCGTATCTCAGAAAGTTGCAGGCACTTGCCTACAATTATGCTAATGGGTGAGGCGTTTATCCAAATGAACAAAGATGCAGTAGATGAATTAATTAATCTTGATACTATCTACTCAATGAAAGACTTGGACTTAGCAATTCAAGAAATTAATGCAGGCGGAACTGAAATGTTCTTAGAGTTGGCAGGTGATAACTAATGAGCAGACTACTAACAACAATCGTGCAAATTATTTTGGTTGCGGTATCTCTAAGGCTTGGATATATGGCATACAAAGATTTCAAAGAGAATGGATTTAACTAAATGCCAATGACCCGCAGAGACTACGTAGTTATTGCTGAAATCTTAAATCTATTCAAAGATGAAATAGATACAAACACATTCGAAGATTTAATAGATGAATTTTCAGATATGTTTTCTGCAGATAATCCAAATTTCAAATTTGATAAGTTTTATGCAGCCTGCACCAAAACAGAGGCGCAAGAGTTAGAACTTATGCAATCTGGCACACGATACAACAAAAATCTATAAGGAGAAAAAATGATCTTGGACAATGGAACACTAATAGGATTAATCGTTGCACTATCTAGTTCAATGTTAGTGATGGGTTCATTCTGGCAACAAAATGTAAAATTGCAAAAAGAAGTTCGCAGATTACAAATTGCGCTAAGAACAGAACGATTAAAAAAATAAAAAAATTCCTGAGCAAGAATTAAAACTGCTCAAAATTTGCCCGTGGGGTTATCCACAGGCTTATCCACAAGCAATTAAGAATGATGTGATTTTTCTCACAAAAATTTTTAAGAAAGTTTGCGACTTTTCCCAGAATTGGCTTGTATTTGTCGCACCCAACTGATAGGATATTTATATCAAGTTAATTAAAGAAAGAAGGCTCCCTATGACCGATGTATGCTTGCAGTGTAATGAAAATGCAGTAGATGTAACTGAACTTTATTGCTTCCGTTGCTACCTTGACCGAGAGGTAGAAGCGATGATAGACTATGCTTATATTGACCAACTATTTTTAACAAAGGAGAATAACTAATGGACTACGAATATGTAATCACCAGCGCATATGACGGAAATGAACCTCATTGGACACAACGCTATGAACTAGAATTTGGCGCTTGGGAAAACTTTTTTAAGTTTACCGACTGGGGTATGGCTAATGAATACCGCACAGTTAATCTTTACACGCCTACTGGCAAGTGTTACACTAAGTTATTCTATCGAGATGGAAGGGTGGTAGTTAAGTAATGGGAAGCATAACCGCACTAGGAATACAGGATACAGTCTTGGATTTGGAAACACAGATTCTTTATCACTTGAAGGGTAATCACTACCCTCCAGTCCCCGCAGAAATGGTGCAACCTTGCATAGATGCTATTGACGCATACTATGAGGAAGACTATGACCGACTAATTGCGTTGCCTAAAGTGGGCGACTTTCAGATTCGTTGGCGTGGAGAAGCGGAAGCACCTGCAAGATATATTGTAGATGCTCACCACTTATCATTCTGGCTACCAGAGGATGAATATTAAAATGACTGCTACAATGGCAACTATGGATCTAATCAAAGTAGATATATTAACACCATACTCAATAGAGCCAGGTGATTTAATTGGTGTTGATGGAGATATTGTGACAGTTACAAGTGTAGAATCATTATCAGATGGGTATTCAATAGAATACGTAAATGATTTTGGTGAAGAAGAATCTTTGCGTTGTGATGATGATGCAAAATTTTATTTATACATAGAGGTATAACTGGGGCCCGTGGCAAAATGTCCGAATTGCCCAAATTAAGAAGACTTGATATTTTCTCCAATTTCTGCTAAGATTATTATATGAAAAAGACAGCAGAAGAATTAAGACGCCTAATGGAATTACGTAGATCTAATGCTGCCTCTTCGGTCCCATCCAAAAAACAATATAAAAGAATTAGACAAAGCACCAGAAAAATGTTAGACTTGTCTAAGGAATAAAGGAGAACCCCCTATGAAACTAAAGCGCTCAAATGATAGAAAGGTGGCTAATCTTGTCACAAAAAATGGAAAGCAAGCCGCAATTGCAAATACATTCGGACTCCCTGCAGGCAAGAATTATTCCTGCCCTGGAGCGACTAGCGTATGCGAGAGTGTTTGTTATGCTGGCAAATTGGAAAAAGTATTCCCAACAGTAAAGGTTAATCTACTACATAATTGGGAACTACTACGCAATGCAGATATGGAGACAATGTATGCAATGCTAGATGAAATGATTGTTGATTTCAAGAAAGATTGTGAAAAGAAAGACGCACCTAAGTTATTCCGTATCCACTGGGATGGCGATTTCTTTAATGATTTCTATACATATGCCTGGAAAAATGTAATAGTTAATCATCCTGATATTCAATTCTGGGTATATACCAGAGTTAAGTCTGCTGCGCTCATTCTTAAAGACATTCCTAATCTATCTTTATATTATTCTACAGACAGTGATAACAAAGATATTGCTATTAGTCTTAAGAAAGATGAGGGCATTAAACTTGCATACCTTGCCAAAAATTTTGCGGTAGGTCAAGCAGAGATGAAAGAAATGTTTAATAAGCCTGGCGCTAAGTGCCCTGAGAATAAGAAGGCTATCCCCCTTATCTCTACTAGCGGTAGTGCTTGTGTGTCTTGTAGCCTATGTGTGTTTAATAAATCTGATATAGTATTCTCTAGTAGTAAGAAATGAGGTAAGGATGTCAATTCCCGATGGAATAGAAATATGTGATGAGTGTTGCCTACCGCAAGTCATAGGCACAGATCACGATTGTATTGGCCAAGGTCATAATATTGGATATGACTTTAATGAGTTAATTATAGATAAAAGCAGAATTGCAAATAATCAGTAAAATCGCTATAATGTAATAAAAGGAGAAATCCAATGGAGTGGACAGTAATAGCCCTATTAGCCTTTATTCTCATAATGGCTGGTTTAGGTCAATAATGTGACGCAACTCACACCCCCTGAGCGTCTCAATATTTGAGAAATATCAGGAAAATGTTGCAAAATGTCGGTGGAAAATGTTACACTTAATATATCAACAAAACAAAGGAGAAAAACAAATGGCAGTATCAAATGCAACATACAAGGTAGGCGACCTCTTTACAACACAGAAGTCAAAGGTCACAGGAACAATCGAGGAGATTATTCCACAGGCTAATGGTAATGTTCGTGTAAAGTTAATGGTAGATGGAAAGCCACGCTACACAACTTGGACAGCCAAGTAAAATAAAATAAATCGAAACAGGGGCAGTTTAGGAGAGTGTTCTAGCCCAATGTCGTAAGTAAGAACTCTCCCCCCTTCGGGGGAAATGTCTGACCCACCCCCTATAATATAAATAACCGCAAAAGAAAAGGAAAAAACAAATGGCAACAAGAGGCAAAGCAATCTCAGTTAAAATCGCAACACCAAAGGTAATCAAGGCACTAGAAGGCGCACTTGCCAAACTAGAACTTGATTGGACATCACAAGAAGCCAATGAAGCAAAATATCAAAAGGCTTATGAGAAGTATAAGAAGGAACTTATTGACTATGCAGTAGCAAACATCAAGAAGGCAACAAACTTCCGCACTTCATATCGTTCTTGGAACAACAACCTAAACATTGACTTTGACCTAGCAGTATCAGAAAAGGAACTGCCAACAGAGCCAACAAAAGACTATGTAGTTTTGCATAGACACGAATACGAAAGTCAGAAAGAGGAAATTGCAAACGCAATTCGTATCCTCAAAATGACCGACGAGGAAGTTGTAAATACTTCCACATACAATGCGGTGGCTCGCTACCTATAATTAGCACAACGCTAATGCAACTATCCTGAGTAAGATACAAAACTGCTCACAATAATTAAATAATTGGAAGTGGGTTTCAAACTAACCTAGGTGCCTACTTGCCGATATTCGCCAGGCTGATTAGGGCGATCATAGAAATACTATAGAGCACAGGTCGTGGAGCCTGCAAGAACCACACATCCTGGGTATGATCCAAAACTGCCCCCCGCAAGGGCCCTTGACATTTGTCGGTGGTACCTTATACAATTAAATATATAAACCAACAAAATAGAAAGAGGCCCCCAATGGACCAGACCGTAATAACCGCAACAACAGAATTCTATCAAACACAGATTTCTGCGTTGCAAGAATCAATTAAAAGCAAGGATGAGCACATCCAACGCATAACACAGCGTGACTATGCAACAAGAGCAGAAGTTGTTTCAATGCGTGATAATATGCACGAGTGGACTATTACTGCATTGCAAAATGGGAGAATTAGTGAAGACGTAGCAGAAGAGATTGCAGAAATTTGTGGTTTCGAATTAACCAAGGAAGTTGAAGTTGAGGTTACCGTAACTTATAATCTAACACTGCAGGTTCCTCACGATGAAGATGTTGAGTCAATGGTAAATGATATTGATTTTGAATCAGTGTCTTACAATTCTGATAACATAACTTGGCTTAGCGCTTCAGTCGACAGGGTTGATTTTTAGTAGGGGGCTACTAATAGACATACCGAATGTCTCTAAACTAGGTAAGGGACCTGAGTACGTCCACGTAAACTGCTCAACTTTTATCCCGCAAAAATTCCCCGTGCCGCCTGTGGATAACTTTGTCAAGTCAGACACGCATTAAGACTGTGTGATTTTGATCACCTGTCCGAATTGTCCTATGTCTGCCAGTATGATTTGCAATTGTCGGTGGGGTGGTGTATGATTAAGAGTATCAACAAACAAAAAGGAGAAAATCGTGGCTCACGACTTAGAAACACAAAATGGTAAAACATCTTTTGCCTCATTCAGAGAACCTGCTTGGCATAATTTGGGAACTGTATTTACCGAAGAAAAAACAACCGCAGAAATGTTAGAGGCTGCAAATCTCAATGGGTGGAATGTTCGTCTTGAAGATATGGAAATTCCAAATCATTTAGTTAGCGATAAATCATACCAATATGTTTTACGCACTAACCCTACCGATAAATCTCAAACTGATGTTTTAGGAATTGTCGGTGAGCGTTATGTTCCACTACAAAATGAAGATTTATTTTCATTTGGTGATAACATTCTAGATGGTGGCGGTCGTTGGGAAACTGCTGGCTCAATTAAGGGTGGTCGTGTAGTATTTGGCTCACTTGCACTAGAGCGTGAAACTGTTCTTGACCCTAGCGGTGTTGCCGATAAGGTAAAAACTTATTTGCTCATCAACACATCACACGATGGCTCAATCGCTATTCAAGCAAGCATTACACCTGTTCGTGTTGTGTGTGCTAATACTCTTAACCTTGCTCTTGGTGGCGTAGGTCGTAAGAAGAATAAGGGTATCAAGCAATCATTCAAGATTCGCCACACGCAAACCGCAAATGGTAAAGTGCAAATTGCTCGTGAAACTCTTGGGCTTGCTAATGCTTATATGGACGAATTCGACATAATGGCTAAGGCTATGTTCGAGAAGGAAGTCAATGCTAAGCAATTTAACGACATTATTCTTGCTGCATATCCTAAGCCAGAAAAAGACGCTAAGGGTTCAATCAAGAAGTGGGAAAATAAAGTTGATACCATCAACGATATTTACACTGGCGAATTTAATGGTATGATTGCTGGTAATGCGTGGGGTGCGTTTAACGCTCTCACTGAACGCCTTGACTGGTATCGCTCTGCTCGTGGCGGTAATAATGAAAGCATTTATGCTTCTGCAAGCGGATTTGACCCTGCTATCAACGCAGAAAAAAATCGTCTGCTAAAAGTTGTGCAAGGCGTAATGTCCTTAGCATAACAAAAAAATCCTGAGCAAGATTTAAAACTGCTCACCATTTGGTTGCGTAGATTAGTCGGTTAAATCACCACACTGTCACTGTGGAGATCGTGGGTTCGAGTCCCATCGCAATCGCAAAGAATATTTATACATTGCAATGAATAAAAATTCGGCACGGGGGTCACTATCTGTACAATAATTCATTTAAGATCTTATTAAGAAGATTTGTATTTTTTCCCAGTTTTTGGTAGAATTAATATATGACCCAACAAGTTGCAATATATGAAATGAACTACTCCTGCTCTCCTGGTGGTGTTGACTGCTGGGAAGCAACTATCAATGGCTATGGTACTAGTAGTACTGCTAGTGATTTTAAGACTGCTGGAGAAGCCCTTAATTGGGTTCTTGACAGATATCCTGACGAAATGTTAGAATTAATAGTAACCTCATCCACCGCCTATGAAAAGGAATATGTATGACCCAAACAATATCAGACCCAATGCTACAACCCTACTACTCCTGCGACCTTAGTATTTCTATCGTCAATATAGAGGCAAAGAATATACACCACGCAGAAGCAGTTATGCAAACCTTCATAGATAGTATATCTAAAATAATGGAAGAAGAAGTCCGCTGGGATGAGGCTGACTGGGAAGTAATGGAAAATGTTTACTTACCTGAACTAGGAGAGTGGCATACACGATGAATACCATAGATGAACTAATAAATGAAATCTATGAGGATAATTACTCTCATCTAGAGTTTGATGCAAATATGGGTGGGGAAGACTGCGATTGCCATATCCACATTACACTAAACACAATGGCTAAATATGCTGGGATAGAGGTAGGATAATGCTAGGTTATACTGAAACTGATATTGCAGTAATGACAGATGCTATGGAAGATGCTATCAAATCAGGCAGACTATCTGCTGAGATCGAAGAAGGTTTAGAGAAGGCTATGTCTTTCTTTGATGGCCTATGGGCAGAAGGGTACTTTGACTAATGAAAGTTAAAATTGCTATTGAGCAGATTGTAGATATCGATGATGCAATGTCTAATGATATAGGGTTTGAACTCTATGGTCCACCTGATATGAGTACTGAAGATAAGGTTGATTATCTTATTGCTCGTTTTGTTGAGGACATTGATACCCTTGTTAAGTATGATGAAGTAATCCATCAAGTATCAGTAGAATATATAGAGGACTAATATGTGGAGTAAATATACATTTGTTTGTGACCCTGATGAGTGTGATGCCCTTGTTGAATTTACCGCCAGGGATGGCTATGACTTTCCCCTGGGCGTAGTGGAGATGAAGTGTCCATGTGGCAGAATGTTAAACTATATTAGTTACGAAGAGGCCTATGCTCCGATCATTACAGATGTGAGCAAGGTCACACCAGCAACAGTTGTAAAAATAGACTCAAACCCCTATAATTAATATATATCATTAAGAAGGAGATAAAAAAATGCCCATTTACGATGTTAAGGTAATCGTAGAATATATGTATGAAGTGGAAGCAGATAATGAGGCTGAGGCTGAAGAGCAAGGCTGGCATTACGAAGACTATGCTTATTCAGGTGAGGTTTATTCTATCGAGGTAGATGAGCAACCTGAACCTGAAGAAGAGGATGAAGAAGACGAAGATGAATAGTTTCATTGAATATATGAAGATTCACGAGATAAGTCTTATGCAGGACCTTGAGAAGATTGACTATGTTAATGAACATCATTTCTACAGGGTTAAAGAGGCTGAGATTTATAATACCCGCCACCTTTTGTCAGTGGCAAAGGATATGATAGAGTAATGGAAACAACACAACTAGACCCAAGACTGCAAAAACTCGTAGACCTAGGGGAATCAGGAACTGATATCCTCCATGGTGAACTAAAAAATATGATGTATGAGTGTGAGAAGATACTCGTGCCTCTGCTGGAAAACTCTGATGAGTTAGGCTCTGATGAGGAATATGAAGACACAGTAGAAAGACTATATAATTCAGGATACATTGACGCTTTGTCTAGTGTCTACGCTCTTACATATCAACTAGCATTTGCTATTGCAGATAGGGCTAAGGCTAATGGATAACTTTATTGAGATGGACTATGATGAATGGTTTGATACATATAAGCCTATCCTTAATCATATAGATACAAATGCATCCTTTGATGGGACTATGTTTGAAACCTATGGTGATGAGGTAGAGTTTGTCAAGGCTGCCCCAGAAAATAAAATATGGATGTATGGCGATGGAGATGATGGTGGTTCCTTTATCTGGAGCGGCTGGGGATTTGTTAATCGAATAGGATACTTTATCACTGAGGTTCCTTTCCCTGATAATACTACTATTCAAATCAGAGTAAGCCATAACTGGTTCTTCTGTGAGAACTGCCATGCTGAATTCGAAGACCCTGATAATATAATTAGAGATGCGTTTGATGAGCAGGATTTGGAAAAATGTCCAGAATGTGCTACGATTGAAGAACTACAACAAGTCGGAATGGAGAAAAAATGAACAAGACCCTAATTGAGAACTTAACTTATATTGGTTCATTTACGGTTGACTCAGGTCAAGCAATGGTGGGTGACCCTTGCTATCTTGATAACTGGGATACAAATAAAAATGATAAGTGGGAAATTGAAGGTAAAGAGGGTGAATACTCATATCAGGGAGTATCAGCAATGACCCTAAACAATACTTATGGAATGATTGATAATGGAAGCGCTGTTGCGTTTTCAACAGGATATGGCGATGGTATCTACCCTGTCTATGCATTAATGAATAGCGATGGACGAACCTCAATGATTGTTATCGACTTTGAGTCAAACGTAGAGGGTGAGGAATAATATGGGAGCCAGGACCAATTTTACTTTTGTTACAGATACAGGCAGCCTGACACTGTACAGCCACTGGGGAGGGGACTCTAAGTCCAGGGACCTAGCCTTGGCCCTTGATAAGGCCAGCAGCAGGCTATCTATGGGAGACACCTCATATGCGCTGCGTATCATTGTATCTCAACTGATTGGATCAGATTGGGATTCAGAAACAGGATATGGAATCTTTATTGGCGATGAGGGTGGGGAAGAGCAGTATACCCCTGTGACTGTTGACCTAAGAAATAATACAGTTATTGATGACTCAGGTACCCATTCAATTACTGACTATGTGGCCTATCATTTAATCTTGACTGAATAGCATGCTGGGGAGGGGTCCCCTAGCATCCAATAGGGGGGCAGGTTCTGCGGTGGTCTTGCCCCCCCACACCTTTTTTTGATATACTGGAGTATGAGGAGCATAATGTATAGAATTAGCAAATCCACAATCAAGACCAAAGAAGAAAAAGTTGCGGAGCGTATGGGTGTTTTGTTATCTGATTTTTCTCTTGACTTAGAGAAGGTTGGATATTATCTTGCAAAATCAACTCCTTATACTATTTTCCGTAGAGCGACAGAGGTTTTGTCTTCTGCTGAATTTCAACAACCACTGCTAGATGAGATTAGAAACGAGGGGTATTACAATGACAAGTTCTTTAAATAATAAGGCAGGGATACTTGCAGAGTTATGGATGAACTACAGGGATGACAAAGACCTTGGCGACTTTATAGAATATAACGATATTGGTTTGCCATTAGCATATTTTATTTTTAATGAGTTGGTTGAGCCAACATCACAAGCAGAAATGTATGTTGATGAAACTTACCACTTGCTGGTCTATGCTTTGGGTGTTGAGGACAAGGAATATGATAACCTTGACGAGATGCTTGCCGAGGCTTCTAAACTAGATAAATAAAAATCTCAACCCACTTGACAAAATGGTGGGCTTGGGGCACGGGGTCATATTTTAAAAACCTTATTACGATCTCAAACCTTATTTCCCCAAAACCTTATTACGAAGGATCAATTATTTTCCCCAAACCTTGATATCCTAAAACCTTGGTTTGTCAAACCAGATATTACGAAGGACACATATTTTTCCCAGATCCGATGATATACTATAGGTATGACAAGGAATTATTTCTCTAAACCTCGTATTAAGAGTTATCATTCAAACCCACATTTCATAAATACAAAAGAGTATGAGACAGAGGTTCGTATCTCTAATACTTATACTAGGGTTAAAGACTTTATCCTTTATATCCCCCGCCTTTTTTACAAGACCCCAACACGGCGTGTCAAATAGGATAAAAAGACATTACGAAGGGGCAAAAAATTTCCCCGAAGTTTACCACATCCCAGACCATTTGTCAATCACCCAGGCGAAAAGCCCAGGGGATCTACCAAACCCTAGTATCCAAAACCCCTATATAAGAAACAATATAAAACCTTTATTTTCTGGATATTTCCAATATGTTTCAAACCTTTTTATCCTGGTTTTCCACATTTTTCTCACATTTTTTGGTACAAATTATAGTGAGAATATAGTGGTTTGGACTTGACAAATGGGAGGTTTGGGGATATAATCCGCTATCGGGATATGATGGTTTGACAATATGAAGGTTTGGTGGTAGGAGGTTTGGCCGCAAAAAACATTACGAACGCCTTAATAAAAGTGCTCAATCACCCACTATCCTCCACAACCCTCCACTCTTGAAATATTAAAATAATATCAGTAAGATTTATCTGTGGATAACTATGCTAAAACTGTGGATAACTATGTTATATTTACGTTATAAAACCACATATCGGACATATCAAACCTGTGGATAACTCTATAAAACCAGGGTATCCAAACCTCTGGCTATGGGGTTTTGGGGCTATGGGGATATCTGGGATATGTTCTTACTAGGGTTATATGTTATATAGGTATTACGAACTTACTTCGTATTCCCCCGAAATTTTGAGACCTATTGGATCCTTTAGGTTAGCCTTGCCAAAATGCTTTTCCAATTTTTGGCATATTTGTTTTGCTATTTCTTTTGTGTTATGCTTTGTACTATAGGTAACAACATGATGACTATCATAGTTTTTATATTTTATACCAGTCTCTTTGCTATATACAGGATTTAAAAATATTACTGTTGTTTTGGCATTTCTATCTTTATAATAATCTAATAGGCCAACCTCTATAAAAGAGTTTACGCTAGAGTTGGTTATAAATACTATATCTTCAGATGACGCTATGACATTTTTATAACGCTGAATTCTTCTTTCAAAAAGTGCCCTGCCTTCTTCAGATAAAACGTCATGATGATTAAAAAAAGCATGCCTATCATCACTGTATAACATATCTAGTTCTTCCATATGAGCATTATACAAACAGTGGCTCGTGCTGACCAGCCGATCCCATTCTGGATTTCTGTTTGGGTTATAAACATTTGTTAAATATTTTGGGTCTAGCCAGTCTTCAAAGTTTTTATCTAAAGACTCCTTTATTGTACATGGGAATGCAAATATCCAGTCAAACGGAAATGAGAAAGACCTCATCCCACTATTTTCCATAAAATCTGCAACATAGCAGTCTTTCCCAAATCCTATATAATATGTCATAATATAATTATACAGGGTGTTTGACTTATCCTTCCTTTTTTGAGACAATAGATATATGCAAACATTTCTACCATCAAGTGATTATGAATACTCAGCCCAGGCCCTTGACTCAAAGCGCCTTAATAAACAAATCCTAGAAGGCTACCAGATTATGAAGGTTCTCTCTGGCGCATCTGAGTCTGGTGCTTGGCGAAACCATCCAGCAGTTCTTATGTGGAAAGGTGCAGAGCACTCCCTTATGGACTACATCGATCATATGGTTTATGAAGCAGACTGGCGTGGCATCAAGACAGATAAAAATGTTTTAAACCTTAAAACCCTCAAGTCAGCCTTTAGTCATGTATGGGGCAAGGCTACTCCTGTATGGCAAAAACCAGAACATTTATCTCGTGTAGTAGAAAGCCATAAGGCCAATCTATATAGGAAGGATTCTGTTATTTATGCAGGCTATAAATCCTTTACCGCCAAACCTTGCTGCGATAAGTGTTTATATTACTGGCCTACCCATGTTGAAAAATTGCTTAAGATTTGATAGACTACTTATATGATAAATATGGAGATACCAGACCCATTCCAAACCTTTGTAGCCAAGAAGTATGCCAACTCTAAAGGTTTAGTTTATGATTTCTTTGCCAAAGAATGGTATCTAAAAGCAGCATGTTGTGGGGAAGAACTATATGCTCCAAACAAAAAGACCATGACAAAGATACGTCTTTACCACACCAGAAATGAGTGTCTAAATGGCTATTGATTGGGACAAACCAATACCAGAGAAACTATTTGAAGACTGTATTAGGTGCGGAGAGTTTATCATTTCAGATGATAAGGCTGAGATAGCATTGTTTATGTTAGATCATTATGGCAAGGATAGGACATGTAAGGCTGAATGGGTTATATCTTGTAAGAATTGTGGAGATGATTATAGTTCCCTCGATTTTTGGGACTTTCATCAAACAATGGAAAAAGGAAATATTTGGTGCATTAAATAATGAAAGAGCCAAAGATTATGAAGATGGATTGGAAGTCACTTGGATATGAAAGAGAGTATAAAGATGGAAGAATACGATGGGTACCTAGGGAAGTTTACCAAGCAGCACAGGACGAAGATACTTCCGCTTAGATGGTTCGCTAACTCTTGTGAGATTTTTGGTAACTACCACTTGATTAAGGTTATGCGTTTAGATGCAGCAGGTGATTGGGGATTTGCCAATAAGTACCATTCTTTTATGTCAGAACTATTTTACAAACCATATTTTAAATGGGGCACAGTGTATGAATTAGTAACCGATAGTGACTCGTTAGAGTCATAAAGTGGTTTATTAGTTCTATTTTGCGCCGAACTTAACTACCTATAATCTTCAGTATTAATATATGGCAGGTCAAATGACCATCTACCAGGATTTTCAAACTGTGTTCTATGCCAAACCCCACCACATAGTTGACTCCATGTAAATGGGTATTTCGAACCTGCAAAATCTACTTCATTATCTAATATACCGCCAAAAATTGCTCTTGGATGATATGTACCAGGATTCTTAACCAACTCATCGTAGTATTTATCCATTTCTAGGTTTTCATTTTTTAGCCATTGCTCAGATAAAAATGATCCCCTTTTATGGATGTATGAACCGCAACCTATAAGACTCTTAAAATATTTTTGTGCTGGCTTATAGTGTACGTGATATGGCTGCTTTTCTCTATAGCCAATACAGTCAAAGTTGCTTTTTTCTAATATGTTAAAATATTTATTCCAGTCGTAGTAATTCTGCTTGATATCTGTGTATCCTCCACCATAGTGGTGCATAAAGTATGGTCTTAAATAGTCGGACTTAAAAGTGTCTGATAAATACTTAAAGCCATCATGTATCGGATCATTAGGTATTATAAAACTATTTAAATTATCTTCAGTTACCAATACTACCTCTACCCCTGAGTTTTCTACTATTGTTTTATAACATTTAGCCCTATTCTCAGACATTTCTTGGCCAAACCAGAAACAGTATAATTTTCTATCAATCATAGTAAAACTATATCACACTGTATTAAATTTATCATAAAAATATTTAATTGCCGATCCTTCTGGGAAAACATTTTGGTCTACGCCAAGTTTATTTAATGATGAATTATATATAGCCATACATTTGCTATTTTTTATTTTTGACATAACATAGTCAAACTTTTCTTTTTTATATAATACGTCTATTTCTGTCCAGTCTATAGGATTAAATATTTCTGCTTTTTGAAATAATTTAAACAGTCTAAATCTTTTTAAAGATCTTGTTACAACAAACATGTAGACTGTCCAACTAGTTGAACTACTATCAATTTGATTCATAGACAATATCATATGGTCTAAAACTGGATGATCTTTTGGAATACCTAGAACCCCAGGTACAACGTGATTATTTTCATCAGATCCTTTTCCAAATATGAATTGGGTAGGAAAATTCCAATCTGAAGATAGGCATAAGGTATCAACATCAACCCATATTAAACCAGTTTTTTTAATCATATGAATTCTAAATATATCTGAAAATCCAGCATAAGATCCCAAATGAATAAATATTTTTTCTTCGGGAAGAATGTCATTTGCATCTTTTCTTATTACCCCATCTGGAACAACTATATTGTTGTCATAAACAAATAGGGTAACCTCATGACCATAATATATGAACGAAGATAAGCATAGTTTTTGGGATTCAGTTAATTGATTTCCTATCCATAAAGCACCAAACTTAATCTTGCTATTCATATATATATGTTATCACATAGTATGATTGACTTAGTTGTTAAAGTATGAGATAATAGACATATGGCATCAAACAAAACAGTAACTTGCGATATATGTAAATCAGAAATAGAGGTAAGGTCTGCCTTTGCACATTTTACCCTAAACAATCACATAAAGAGAGAACATAATGGCTGATCCGAATCAAACACCTGCTCAAGGTGAATGGGCATGCCCTTGTAATGGTTGTGCAAAGGCTGTTGCATTTGAAAGAAAACAACTGGTTGAGTTGTTTGAGCAATCAAAAAATAACTATTTAATTTATCGTGGATCTTCATTTAATGATGATGGCACACTTTATTGGGCTAAAGATGATGCTTTATCATTTGCAGAAGGTATTGATTCTGCAATAGAAATAATTAAAGAAAGAATACCAAAACCAAAGGCTAGAAAATGAAACACGATTACGATCAATCTTGCATTTGTTTAGATTGTCATAGGGTTTGGATGGAGGATGCTGCATATAACAAATTAGATCATATTGCTGAAAAAGAACTTGATTCAGATTTTTAATTAAATAGTTATATCTTCTAAACAATGTAAACAGTACCAGTTTGCAAAATCTTTTGGCTTTTCATATCCACCATAAATTATTTTGCCAAGATTAATTAATTCAATAACCTCTTTAGACATATTTCCATAGATTATTGGAGTTAGTTCTTGATTACAGGATGGGCACATTCCTCAATAATACCACAAAACTTTACAAACTGATTCATCTAGAGTATACTTATTATAAAGGAGTTAATATGTTAAAATTTTTATATGGTATGTTGGCTGGATATCTGCTATCATCATTCTATATAGCAAAATTTTTATTTATAAAGGGGTACACATCAATGTATCAAATTCCAAACAGAAAGGAAGATCAATGATTCATGCATTATTTCTAATCCCAGCATTCGTTGCTGGTTGGTTTGTATGTTATGTTCAAATGACATACGGCGTAGATCAGAACCAATGATAAACAGGCACCAGTAGCCAAGTTGGTTAAGGCCCCGAACTCATAATTCGGTTATCGTAGGTTCAAGTCCTACCTGGTGTACGATTTTTATAGATATAAAATAGTAGTATTGACATAATAAAAAAGAAAAGTTTGGGAGGAAATATGTCTGACTCGGTAACACAAGGTAAAGAACAAACAAAAAATTGGATTATTAGAAATAACGTAAAAACAATTTTAGATGTTGGCACAGGTAGAGGAAACTATGCAGACTTGTTAAAAGATGTCAATATAGAAAAAATTGACGGAATTGAAGTTTGGGAGCCATATATTGAAAGGTATAACTTAAAAAATAAATATAATAATATATTCTTATATGATATAAGACAGTGGGAAAATTTTAATTATGACTTAATAATTTTTGGCGATGTGTTGGAACATATGACAAAAGAAGAATCTGTGGATGTTTGGCAAAAGGCATCATCTATGGCAAAGCATGCAATAATATCAATTCCAATAATACACTTTCCTCAAGGAACAAGTGAGGGTAATCCATATCAAGTGCATGTAAAAGATGATTGGTCTGAAAAAGAGGTATTAGAAACCTTTAGTGATATTGTTAGTCATGATATATATCCTACCGTAGGAGTTTTTTATGCAACATTTAAGTAATTTTATATAGTTTCGTTTTATAACATAATCTCTCGTGGTGTAATGGCAGCACAGAGGCCTTTGAAGCCTTTAGTTTTAGTTCGAGTCTAGACGAGAGAACGAATTGTTTTATTTATATGCCTCCATAGTTCAGTGGATAGAACGTTGGACTTCTAAGCCAAGCGTCGCAGGTTCGATTCCTGCTGGGGGTACGGAGCAGTGGCCAAGTGGTTAAGGCATCAGTCTTATATACTGAGGATCGTAGGTTCAATCCCTACCTGCTCTACTGAAAGGGGAATAAGTTGGAAATAGATGATTCTAAAATTCATTTGGCTATTAGCATGGTTGAAATAGATACCGATACTGTGTTGACTGAAGAAGAAAGAAATGATATGGTAGAAAGAATAAAGAATAGGTTAAAAGATGTTCTGTGATTTATGTGGTACAAGATTAGTTAACGGAGATTGCTACAATTGTTTTAATGCAAAAAATGCATTGGAGGAGTTTGAAAATGAAGAAGATTAACAATAAAAAGACTATTGTTGATTTAACAGATAAGTGGTATAACTATGTTAGTTTAGATCACCACAAAGATCGTGACTGTATATGGAGCATTGAAATTAAATATGCGTATGGAGATGATCCAAAATATTTTGCCTATCACAATGGGTATATTATTGATGATTGGGCTAGTCCTGATTGTTATACCCTTGAAGATGCAGAACTTTGGCTAATAAACAAACTTGAAAGAGAACTTGAAAAAGCCATAATTCATCTTGAGGAAGTTATCAATCTGCCAGAAGAAGAGTTATGGTATGATAAGGATAAGGCTATTAAGATTTTGGGGGAAATAAAATTATGAAAAATTGGACAGAATCTCTTACAGACGAAGAAAAAGAACAGGTTTGGGAATTCATCGTTTATACTGTTACTGAAATTAGAGATCAGATTGCAAGAGATATTGAGGCAACTGTTCCTTTATGGGAACAAAAGGGTTGGGTAAAAAGCAGAAGAACTAGGGCTGCTTTTGCTGCATGTGCAGCGATTGCTAGAGGACAAAATGAGGTTATCCCAGGAAGCGGTCTTGATTCTACTTCTCGTAGTGAGTCTTAGTATTAAACATATCTTTTAAAATAGTTTCATACATTTCTTTAAATGATCCATCTACTGAAGATATAAAATTAGTTTCTTCTTGTTTATATTTAAAAGAATAATTTATGTTGTCTGAGTTAGAATAGACCTTAACATCATTAATTAAAACTCCACCAACATTATTTAAGTTACCATATAATGATCTGGGAGCCAGACCTGAAAGAACTTTATCAGTTATATTATTTTTATTAATTGGCATAGGTACATGTATGTCATAATCTAGCGGTTCTTTTATTCCCATATACTGTAATTGTCTATTTGCTCTAAATAATATTTGTGAATATTTATTAACTCCATGCTGATCTGAGTACCTTTGTATTTTTTCAGATAAAAGACCTCCGTGCATTGTTTCAATACTATTTATTTTATTAATAATATAGAAGTCATCATTCATTAAAACAAAATCCTTAGAAATATCCAATGAGTTTCTTATTGCATCCCAACATTTGTTTATACTGTAAAACTTATTTTTTTCGTTTTGCACTGCAATGTAGTCCCCAACATACCATTCTGGCTTACCTCCAACTAGCCATATACGCCCTTCTGGGAGGTTTTTAACTACTGATCGGATAGAATACCTAAGTTCTTCATTATCCCCTGATCTGCAGGTATATACATAGTCCATATACTAAGTATATCATTGTGATATACTTTTATTATGATGGGGAAATCAGACAAGCCGACAATTCTTATATATTCTATTATTAGAAATAGAGAATCGCACATGCCAACTTATTATAGACAAATTAAAAATATAGTAAAAACTTTTCATGAATATAATTTTTTGTTATCTATATATGAAAATGATTCTAATGATAAAACAAAAGAATATTTAAAAAATTTAGATTGGTCTTTTGTGGAAAACAGTATAGTAATGGAAAATATTAATACTGATTATTTTACATCAGATGATGGGTCAAAAGAAAGAGTTTCCATTCTTGCTAATGCCAGGAACAAGGCAATTGAAGCAAAAGATTTCTTGGAAAGAAGTGACTATGTTCTTCACATTGAAGGTGACATGATTTTTGATATCAAATCTATCAGCAATATTCTTAAATTTAAAAATTATGAACCAGATTTTGATGCAGTTTCTTCTGTATCTCTTAGAGGGAAAAGGGGGTCTCATTATGATACGTGGGGCACAAGAAGAGATAATGTTGAACTAAAGGGAACGCTATTTGATGGATGGAAAAGTAGGAACTATGAAAAATATTACGCAACATCAAATGGCATATGTCTATATAAGTCTGAACCCTTTAAAAAGGGAGCAAGGCATGGTTGGCTAAATAAAACTTTAGGACATCATGATTGTGAAATGGTTGTTTTGTGTGATGAGTTTCATAGGCTTGGATACAACAATATCTATATTTTATATAAATCTTTTGCATGGCACTCATAAGGAAATAAATAATGACAAAATCTTCAATACCAAAAATTATTTGGCAAACTTACAAGGATGACTTGGATGGTGCGAGTGATCAATTGAAAAAATGTGTTAACTCTTGGGTTGTAAATAATAAAGGCTATGAGCATAGATATTATAATGACTATGATGCTGGTCAACTTATTCTAAAAGATTATGGCCCAGATTGGTATGATCTTTTCAACACTGTGCCTCTTGGAGTTATACGTGCAGATATCTTTAGATATCTTGTAATATATAAATATGGTGGAATATATAGCGACATTGACACAGTTTGCAAAATACCAATAGACAATTGGATAACTGGTCCAGATAAATATAAAAAAGACTATAGTGCTATCTTTGCTGCTGAGATAGTTGGCAAGGATATATTAATTGGTGACAGAATTTGTCAATGGACTTTTGCTGCTACTCCGAATCACCCTATATTTAAAAATATTGTAGATAATGTATATAATGCACTAAAAACAATTAAGTGGGATGAGGTTACAGATATGGTTGAGGCAATTCATTATGTCACTGGACCTAATATATTCTCATACTCAGTGTTGAGTGAGATGGGATTTGCGTCATTTAAAAATGGTAAATATTACAGTGATCCAAAATTAAATCTTTGTACAAACTCTGGCTACATTAATAATAGCGAGTATTCATTAAAAAATAATGTTTATATTTATGGAGAAAAACATTTAGGATTTTTTAATATGAAGGCTGTAAGGCATATGTATGGTGGAAGCAATGAAGAATGGGCAGAAAACAATAAAAACTATGTCCAGTGGAAAAAAGAAGCAAAAAATATTTTATAAGTATTCTTCTATATCTGGTAATTCTGGATTATTTACTTGAAAAAGACTGGTTGGATTGCTTCCGTAATCATTAAAATCATAAGAGTTTTTTCTTAAAAAGGTTAATTCCATTACTTGAGGAACTATAAGTTTTTTATTAACTATAACTGTTCTACAATTATTGTTAGGGTGTATTGCAACTAACTGGTGTGTTTTGTTTATTTTTTGTATTACATCAATAGGACAATCCGAAACCCCAAACTCTCCACCAGGGATAAACCAATGTATTTCTATAGCAATTTGTCTCATTCTGTTCATCTCTTTATCAGATAAAGACCTAAAAAAGTCCCATTCAGACCCCTCAATATCAATTTTCAAAATAATGTCTTTATTTTCTGGAATTCTATTAAAAATATAATGACTTTCGTTTCCTATTTTTTCTTTAAAAAAGGTAGCATTGTCTAGTTTTTCTGGCAAACACTCTATTGTGTGATCATACAAGTGAACTCCAGACACTAATTCTTGAGTATCTTTTTCAAAAGAAACATCATCAAATACGCCCATAGATACTAAGAAGTCATCTTTAGAAAGGTCATCTATAATAACATAACCTCCATCAAAATCTCTACCAAAACGAACAAAATTTTTACCTTTTGGTGTTTTTAATTTTAAGTTTTCTTTAATTCTATTACCTAGCATATAAAATTTCCAATCTTATAAGTTTTCATTATATATTCCTTATCCATTCATCAAGATTTACACTTGTTTTCCAGTTTAAAATCTCTTTTGCTTTAGTTGTATCTGCAAGAGTTTCTCTCATTTCTCCAATTCGTGCAGGTATATTTATTTTAGGATGATTATACATTTCAGCAATTTGATTGACTGAATAGTTAATTTCTGATCCAATATTAAATACTGTGCCAAGATAATCTTTTTTTATGTCTGCTTCTGCAGCCAAAATATTTGCGTTAACTATATCAAACACATTAATAAAATCTCTACGTTGTTCACCATCACCAACAATAGTCAATAGATCTCCTTCAGACTTTTGTCTTCCAAATATTCCCATAACTGGAGCATACTGTCCACGAACTGGCTGATTATTTCCATAGACATTAAAATATCTAAATATAACAGTCTCTAGCCCAAATAGTTCTGTATACATTGAGCATAATTTTTCTCCATTTACTTTTGATACTGAGTATGGGTTTAGGCAATCGTCTGGCTGGGTTTCTACATTAGGTAATTCATTTCTTCCATATGCTGCTGAGGTAGATGAATACATAACCCTCTTTACCCCAGCCTCACGAGAACACTGCAAGACAACATTTGTACCTAGTGTATTTGTCATCGTTGCTTTTACTGGATTATTAATTGTTGGCTGTATTCTTGCCTCTGCTGCTAAATGAAATACATAGTCAACACCATCGTATAATTCTCGTGTATTGATATAGTCACAAATATCTTTTTTATGGTTTTCGGCCTTTATGTTCCAGTACGGATGATCATGTGCATCTGATGACTCATTATCGATAACTATAACTTGGTGACCAATTTCCAATAAGCGATTTACTAAATTAGAGCCAATAAAGCCCGCACCTCCAGTAACTATACTCTTAGTCATTTTTTTACTCCTATAACAAATTTATTGTAAAAATACTCTATTGGGGAATTTTTAGGTAGATTATTTTTTTCATGTTCTCTACCACGAAAGTTTGAATTATATATTGCCACAGACTTAGAATTACTATTTATAATATTTTCTACTTTATTAATACTAAATAATTTTTCTGATTCTCCATATGGTAAACCAGTGAGAACATGTTCTGGAAAGACATTATCAATTAAATTAAATTTTTTAAAAGTATTTGTTAGTAATATGCTTCCAATTGATCTATAGTTTAGTGTTTCATTATTTAAGTTATTGTAAACATCTAATGCATTTTCAATCAAGTAGTCCATTGCTTCAGAATCTTTGTCTATAGATAATACAGCGTTATTAACATCTTGTCCTATGTAAGACGCATATGTTTTAGATCCAAAATCCCAATCATTTGATAAACATATTGTGTCCATATCAACCCAAGTTTTTCCTGTTTTTTTAATCATTACGTATCTAAATAGATCAGAAAAAGTTGCATATGTGTTATGTATTTTAAATATTTTTGAATTATCAATTATTATATTTGCATCAGCCTTCTTTGCCCCAACTGGTAATTCTATAGATTGATCATATAAGTACACAGTTACATCATGATTATAATATAAGAATGAGTGCAATGATATTAGTTCAATTTTAGTTAGTGGATTACCAATCCACAACATACCAATTTCTGCCATAATATTTAGTATAGCACAAAGGGGGCAGTTTTATTTTCTGCCCCCCAAGTGTTATTTTATTACTTCTTAGGTGTTGCTTTCTTGGCAACAGCCTTCTTTGCTGTCTTCTTCTTTGCAGGTGCAATCTTGCTGAGTGCATCTGATACAGCGCCAGTATCTGGCAATACGCCAAATGCCTTATCGTTTGGATTAAGCGCTCTCAGTGCAACTGGAGCAATTGCAGCAACTACTGCAGCCCATAGATCTTTTGGATCCGTGATTCCAGCCATGTATAGAGCAATTACTGCACCAAGAAGTGATCTTCCGTATGATGCAAACATTGCCTTTGTCTTTTCGTTTAGTAAGTTATTCATTATTCCTCCTAGGATATAATTTGTGTTAGTAGTGTAAAGCCAATCCATAACCCAATAATTCCTGCGACTCCCGCAAAAACTGGTGGTGCTGGTACTGGCAATTTGAATGCAGCAAACACAACTCCGCATCCAAAACCTGTTAGTGTTGATAAAAATATATCTTTCATTTGTTTTCCTCTGGAAGTAGTTTCTTTAATTCCTTATATGCTTTTGAAATTTTCTTCATAGATTCATAGTCTGGTCTTTGATTAGATAGTACATCTCCGTACTTATCAAAATACTCAATAAGCGGACCAACCTCTTTATTAAAATCAGTTAATCCAGACTGAACGCTCTCAATATACTCAAATGCCCAATCTCTTGAGTCAGATAGAAACTTTATAAAGTTTTCTTTATGTATATCATTGTCTGCAACTTCATTAGAGATTGATGGATTATCTAGTAAATCCTGAACAGAAGTGCTTGCTAGATATAGTTTCATTATTGCAAAGTTTGCTTCTTTGAGTTTTTTATTTAAAATAAAATAAGCAATAATAAACGATATTGCAATAGTGAAGCAACTAAAGAAATGATTGTTGGCAGCATCACTTTAAGGCCTCTCTTGTAACTAGTACAATTGCGCCTTCCATCTCAAGTGCATTTTTTAATTGCACTACATACTGAAGTGCTGCAATTTTTTCATCATGAACCATTCTTACAAACTGCTTTTCATCAAGTTTGATTGTAAGAAAATTATCATTATCAATTAGATCAACAGCAAATCCTTTTGGAGGAACTACTGCATGAAATGCTTT